TAAAGCGCATTACCACACGAATGTTGTCGCTTCCGTCAAGGTTTTGCATATCAAGAACCTTCACCTCGTTGCGGTCAGAAGCCAAGCCCGAACCGAAGAACAAGTTAGAAGATTGAGCAGCAACCATCTTGTTAGAACCCAAACCATTGACCATAGCAACGCGAACGCCATCAAAGTACAAAGGTTGGTCACCATACCACATAGTTCCTTTGTTCTCGATACCGGAAGCACCAAGACCAGCAGCACCGAATCCGCCCAATGCACGGACATATGCTTTAGCAACATTTTGTGGAACGTAGATAGTCAAGTCCTCCTTGCCGTAAAGGGCAGAAGGGATAGCATCTACAACTTTGCCCAATTCGGTGATGACGTTTGCAGCAGTAACTGAAGTACCAACAACATCAACAACATCACCATCAGCAGCCAACAACGCTTGGAAACCATCGAATTGACCAGCAGTAGCGTTAACGCCTTGCCAGATGTTCGTTTCGATGCGTTGTGCTACTTTAGAAGCAACGTGGGCAATCAAGAACTCGCTGAAATCAGCGGGGAGTGAATCGTAAACGGAATAACCCATTTGTGCGCCCTGCCAAGTAGACAAAAAGTCCTTACGGCAAAGTTGCAAGTTCACCTGGAACTCCTCAACAGTCAAAACACGCTCGGAGAGTGTTAAGGTAGAGGTAGGGGTGAAATCACAAGTGGCATCTTTTACGATGTCATCAGTACCCACTTTTTGAATCACTTGCTTGTAGTGAACATTGGGCATAACCTCGATGAGGCCTTTTTCAATCGTGTCTGCACTCAAAAGGGCAGCAGCGATGTACTTACCGGCAAATTCACCAGCGTAAGTAGTAGTAATGGAAGTAGTCGTAGCCATTTCTAAATTAAGTAAAAATTATTTGAGTTTAGCCAATACACGATCCATAGCCGTAGGAATACGCTTGGATGCTAATTTGACATTGGTTTCGTTTTTAACGCTTGGGGAATGTTTGATTGCTTTAGCAGCAGATTGTGAAGAGAATTTCTTCTCCATTGCACTCATCTCCGTTTTGTAAGCAGCCATCTCCTCACGCATCTTCTTCATCTCCGCAGCAACTTCCTCCACGATGGGAACAAGGGCTTCAGCAACTGCAACCTCAATAGCAGCAGATACTTCTTCGGTGATTGCATCAGATGCCTCTTCAGCAACTTCAGAAGCAACCTCCTCGGCAACCGCAATGGCTTCCTCGGATTGCATTTCAACTTCTTCAGTAGCGGGGGCTTCCTCTTCCTTGATTTCGGCAATGATTCCCTCCTCGGTGATTACCAGGATTCGGCCATCTTCAAGTTTGTGTTCTCCCACGGGTGCGGGGATACGCTCTTCTCCGGAAAGGATAAAAACCTCATTCTCGGGAGCGAATTCTTCTGCCTCAAGAATGGTTCCATTCTCCAGGTTCATTTGAGCGAACTCTACCTTGCGGATTTGTGCAAGTTCGGTCAAGATTCTGTTCAATACGCTTTGTGCCTTCATAATAGAATTGCTTTCAATTAAATGACCGCTTGTCGGTCGAATGTTACATTTTTACTCCGGAACATATACAATAGATCCAATGCCTTGTGCCCTCAAAGATCCATCACAACACTTCTTTGAGTATGTTCCCTTATCCCAACACAAGCACCCTCTTTTTGATCCCTTGGGAGATGATCTTGATGGTGTAGGTTCTTTCTTCATCGTAATTGTACTGATTGAATAAACATAATGACATCCCAAATCTCAATATCTCCACCGACTGCGGTTAAACTCCAATAGTTGCCGTTGGTTACAAAGTCCGCATCCGTGTAGTATTGGAAAACTTCGTGGAAGTCGTGGTCTACGGCGTTACCCTTTGGAAAGGTTACAGTTGCCGACAAACGCTCATAAGGCGTTCCGTTACCACCCTCTAATTTCAACTGTCCATAGGTTTGGTTAGCATTGGGCGCACTCATCTTGAAAACAATAGTGCAGAGATAGGTGTCGTTCTCGTTTAAGCCGAATACACGCTTTGTGGAGGGATTGTATAAATCCGTTGGGGTGATTGCATAACTCGTAATGGTATTGGCGTTATTGGGCAATGTTGCCGTTGTTCCTATCCCAATGGTTAGTTTGTTGCTTGAAGTGTATTGACTATCATCCCAACGCACCCAGCCACTTGGGGCTAATGCACCAATAGACAAGAGCCTCCATTGACCGCCTTGTACAACCCAATATCCCGTTTCCGTTTGGACAATGGATCCATCCTCAATGGCATAAGTTAAACGCTCCGCATCGGTGATTACATCCGTTTGAACCTTGATGGCAGTATTCAGTATTGTACTCATAATTTGCCCAATTCTTTCAATTTAGATTCTGCCCAACGCTTTCCCGCTTTTCCTCCCCACAAGAGATAAGAGATCGTACCACAAGCCGAGGAATCTCCCTCATCATAATAAGTTTCTGCCCTGGAGAGATAGGAATGCATCCGAGAGATGGTTTCTACGCTCAATGGCTTCCCTTGTGCGAGTTGTTGTCCTCGGATCTTGCCCACATCCGTAGCACACTTGTTATCATTCTTCTCATTCAATTCAATCCCCCGCTTCGCATTATTCTTGACTGCATCCGGGTAGTCCGAGTAAGATTCCATCTCAACCCGCTTTCCCTTTTTGAGTCGCTTGTCATTCTTGATGATTCCCACAATAGAAGAAAGGATCAATGCTGCCTCTTGCTCTTCAATGTCCTCTAATGGACTCTTGCTCATATTGATCTTGTCGGCAAAGTACCCTTCAATGGAAAAACCCTTCACCTTTCCATTCTTCACATAATTCTCCCAAATGTCCTCGTTGTTCACCTTCATTGAAACCATCCAAGTGCCTACGGGCAATTCGAGTCCATACTTCTTGCTCTTGTCATATTCCTCATCCTCGATGATCCAGGACTCCACAACACTCAACCCCTTGAGATCCACTTCGTGTTCAAGAGTGGAATTGTTTTGGTTTCCATTCTGAAAAAACATCTCCGATGCCTTCCGGATGGTGTCTTTTGTAAAGTACACATAGAATTCATCCTCTCCATTCTTCCGATAGATAGGTTTGTTGGGTACAAGTGCTGCTCCCATCAAGATCCGTTTCTCTTCGTTTTGGGTGGCGAATTCTACTTTCTTCGCTGAATTTAGAGCAATGAAGTCCTCCTCAATGGCGGGATATTCCACCAGGGAAATCGCATTGATTCCCGAGAGGAATTCATTTTCATCAATGATTAGTTCAATTAGTTTCATTTTATCCGAATGTTGCGGTTCTTATTCTACGGCGTTCCAATTCTTGTGAGGTCGTTACATCCCCTCCAACAACATACGCCCGGATTGGTTGTCGGTTTTGCCTTCCAACACTTGCAGCAAGTTGATTGATTCCTCCTTGTCCAACAATGTTGAATTGTGGTTGCGCTCCTGCGGGGGCAGGTGGAGTACTTAATTGAGGAGAAGAGGGAGAATCAAAAGTTGATCCCTTGATGTCCTGGATTGCTTTATTTGATGCAATAGCGATTGCAGCCACTTGCGCTGCACCTAATATCGGCCCCAATACCGGGCCAAATTGTTGTGCTGAACCATACGCCTCGAAGGAAGATTGCAATGCCGAGGTGATTACCGATGCAATCTTGTATTTCTTCGCACTCTCAAATGCTTCTCTCGATGAAACATCTTGAGCATCTGAAAGGGTTTTAGTGAATGTCGCTGCCGTAGCCAAAGAAGCGGATATCGCCTTTCCTTGTTCTCCGTCAAAAAAGGCAGATGTATTTCTGCTTAAATTATTGAGGTAATCTGAAAACGAAGCCAACTGTTCCTCCGCAGCATCTTTTGTGATGGGTAATTGTCTTTGAATACCCTTTGACACATTCTCTCCAAACGCCTCAATTTTCTTGTCAAGATCGGCCTTCGATCCAAAGATTACCTCCAGGAGGGTTTCTGCCTCTACCTGGACAGCATTGAAATATGCGGGGATATTGGTTTGCTCTGCCTTGAACTTTTCATCAACTTGCTTTTGCTTCTCGAAGAAGTCAAGTATTTCCTTTCTCCTTCCCGCAACTTTAGCGATGCTTACATCCAGGGTAGTGATTTGTTCTTGTAGAGATCGGATTTGTTCGCTATTCCCTTGCTTTACCGCCTCTGCAAGTAATGCCTCTTGCTTCGCTCTTTGTGCCTGGATATTCCCGAGCATCCCATTGAGTCCCGCAAGTTCATTGATTTGATCGATGGAATTCTTTGTCTTGAGGTTATTCGCATCAATCGTGATTCCCAATTCAGCAAGTCCGGCAATATATTGGCTTTGGTTTAACTCCCCTTTTTCATATGCAGAACTTAACGCCTGGATGCCTTGTGCATTTTGAATGATGTTAGCATTCGAAACTTTGAATTGATCATTCAGATTCTTGAGTGTTTCTTCTGCTGCCTTTGCTGCCTGGCGTGATTTCATCAATGCTTCCGCAAGGAATCCAAGTGCAGCGATAGCAGCACCGATTCCCGTTGCAGCGAGAGCCAATTTGAATCCTTTTAGTCCAAGAGATGCCGCTTTGATGGCCTGGAATGCCTGGAAAAAACCATCCGAGATGCCTCCTGTTAGTTGGCTAATCAATCCTTTGATTGGCCCGAGTACTCCCTTGATCTTTCCAATGTTCCCACTTGCTGCTTGAGCGTTATTCCCTAAATCCTCAAACGAATCCGAGGCACTACTCGCAGCATCAGCAATCCCCTCCGTTGCACTTTCAATACTTGCAAGGGGTGGATTCTCCGTGGTTATGATGTTGATCTTTACATCGACTTGCTCTGCCATTTTCTGCGTATTATTTTCTTTCCATCTTCCCAATTAGAGGGAAGCAGATATTTTCCTTTTGCAATCTCAATGTTCTCCGACTCATTGAAGTAATCATCCGCATTGAGCATCTCAATTAAATAACTTATATAGCCCCTACTCATACATCGTTCAGTAATTCGAATCTCGTTTGCCCCGTGGTCAAATTGACATTTGCGGAGTTGATGATCCATTTTTCGTTTCTCCAAACAATCTTGTTGTTTAAAGCAAGATTGTAAATCTTTCCAATCGGTAACCAAGCAGAGATGTTCACCAATCTTCGCTGTGTTTTGTAAAGGTCAACCGTGTAGTCATACCAGTACACTTGATACAATCCATTGCTTACCGCTTGAAGAAAATATGCATCAATGTCCCCTCCGAAGTTGGTAGAGAATGTTGTTTCATCATTGACATCATATCGGCTTGAAGTGTTGCAATACCAAACAGTATTCAAATTGGTAATAATGGAACTCTCATCAATAAATCCAAGTGTTCCCTCCGCACCATTAAGTTCAAATGTACTCGTTGCATAGAATAGCATAGGTGTACCCACATAAGATTCAAGGTTTCGGTCAATGGACTTGCCAATCAAAATCTTTTCGCATTGGGTATTGTTTTCCTCATCTTGAGGTCGTTCCCACATCAACTGCTCAAAGGGCAATTCAATGATGAATTCCTCCCCATCAAAATCAAAGTCAGCCCGGAGATCTCCATAACCAATGCCATTTTGTAAACGATATTCCTCTCCAAGAATAGCACCCGCCTCTTGGTATTTGAATTGAATCCTACGATAGATTTCGGGGCGCACAACACTCGTTTCACGGATGTCCATATACTCATCCCAAGATTGGTCGGTACTATTGGCGTAGTAGTCATCAAGTTGATACACCGAGAACTCCGTATTGCTTACGGGTACAAAGACAAGGTTGTGCATCTTGATGAGTCCAATAAGAAACTCCGCAATTTTTTGTTCGGGCATCAATTCACTTACTCGCACCTCAACGGCTATGGTTGCACTTGGGGCACGGGATTCAAATTTCAATACGGGGCTTGGGCCTCCCTCATCCAACCTTCCAAACCATCTTCCAGCCTCATAGGTG